CAACGTTCTGGAGTACCAGGCCGACATCATCGGGTTGTCGGAAGCTACGCAGTCGGCTCCCGGCTCCGTGGTTTGGCCCACATCGGTTCCGTACGGTCCCGGTTCGTGGAGTGTTCAGATCCCGAGCCCGACAGCCGTCACCGACATGGACACGTTCTCGTTCGACATCGACGACGCAGGCGCCGCGCAGTACAGGCTCAAGAACGCCAAGGGTGCTCAGTTCGTCGCCTACGGCGAGCGCTCGATCCAGATGACAGCTTCACGAGACTTCCTCGACAAGACCGACTACGGGCTGTTCCAGTCAGTTGCAGGTCAGAAGCTGACGGTCCTGACGACGGCAGGTGCCAACAACAGCATCCAGTTCGACGTGTTCAACGGCATCAAGGACGTATACCAGGTGCCGCTGTCGGGTCAGGGTGACCTGATCCGTGCCTCGATTACCTACCAGTCCACGTTGGACGGGTCGGGTAACGAGTACGATATCATCTACAAGACACAAGAAGTCATTACCCCGCACACGTAAGGAGTCGTAGTGGGCCTTATCGTTGACCAGTTCACCCTGCAGACTTTCACAGCACAGGGTGCTGCCACCGTAAACAGCGCGACGTTCGACCTGAGCGGTTACAAGTCAGGACTCATCGTCGCGAACATGACCGTCGCAGGTGGCACACCCACCATGCAGATCAACCTGCAGACGACCGTCGACAACGTCAACTGGGTGCAGGTTCCCGGTCCGTGGTGGGCAACCAACTTCGCAGGCCCTGTCGCTGTCGGTGCCACCGCTCAGGTGGTCGGAGCCGGCGCTTCGGGTTTGTCTGGCGGCTTCTTCGCACTGACGAAGTGTCGACTGAACATCGTCGTCGCCGGAACGACACCTTCGTACACAGGGACCATCGTCGGTATCTTCAGTCGCTAGATGCCGGTAAGCCGCACAAGAAGAGGGCGCAAGTCTAAAGGGAGGACTAAGATGCCCAGAGCAACCGTTTCTACCGTTCCAGAGAAGTTCGATCTCAAGTCGTGTCCTGGCGGTTGGGTCAAGCTCCGTCGTATGTCGTACGGCGAGCGCTTGCACCGCCAGGACATTGCTATGACCATGTCTATGCAGGCCGACCAGCGGACCAAGCAGTCCTCGATGCAGGTCAAGCAGGCTCAGACCTCGGTCGCGTTCTTCGAGATGGCGTCGTGTGTCGTCGAGCACAACCTGGAGAAGGATGACCAGGGTACGCTGCTCAACTTCAAGGTCGCTACCGACGTCGACCAGCTCGACGGTATGATCGGCGACGAGATCGCACAGCTGATCGAGGACATGCACAACTGGGAGAACCAGCTCCCAAACTCCGAGCCGAGGTCCACCGCCTCATCCTCAACGCCGGCGCCAGCGAAGCCAGCCGCAGACCGTCTGACACTGAAGACGGACGAATAGCCGGTCAGCTCATCGGCTTGGTGAACATGTGTGAACATTTGCACTGCCTCCCGCAACCGGGAGGACTCCTCGATCAGGATTCGTTCTTCGTTTACGGGATGGATATGATCGTCGAGGCCAAGCGGATAAAGGAGCTTGAAGAGCAACATCGGAACCGGAACGCCAGGAGGTAGTAATGCCCCTCGGTATTCGAGAGGTCATCCTGGTCGTCCGTGCCCAGAACATGAGCTCGGGTGTCCTGCGCGGTCTAGCTGGAGATTTCAACAACCTAGGTAAGGCTGAGCAGAGGGCCGCGCAGGCCTCGATCCAACGTGGTCAGGCACTGATGGCTGTCGGTGCGGGTATTGCAGCTGTCGGTGTCGCTGGCCTCGCCTTCTTCGGTAAGGCGACCGCTGACGCAGTTGAGTACAACAAGCAGGTAGCTCTTACCAAGACCCAGATGTTTGGTGTCAAGGCTTCACTCGACGAGGTTGCTAAGGCTGGTTTGGACGTTGCGACTAAGATCGCCGTTCCGCTTGATCAGATTCAGGGAGGCCTGTACGACATCTTCTCGTCGATGGACGTGAACCTGTCGCAGGCCAAGTTTCTACTGACGAACTTCTCGAAGGAAGCCGTTGCCGGTCAAGTCGATCTGAGTACTGCCGAGCGTGCCAGTATCGGCATCATGAACGCTTACAAGTTCAAGGTCCAGGACGTAACTAAGGTCCAGGACACCATGTTCAACCTGGTCAAGTACGGCGTTGGTACATATGGGGACTTCGCCAACGCTATCGGCCGTGTAACTGGTCCGGCCGTTAGGGAAAACCAGACGTTTGAACAGACTGCAGCTCTCATGGCGTTCGTTACTAGGAACGGCCTGTCTGCGTCCAACGCTGCTTCGTCGGTCGGTAGAGCTCTCGACGCCATTGGCAAGTCCAGAGACAAGATCCAGAACTTTGGTCAGATCGTGACCAGTGTTCTCGGCACCTCGACTGCAGCGAAACTGGGTATCACCGCGCAGTCGATGATCAAGGTAGTCGATGCTTCTGGCAAGCTCCTGCCTGTCAACGAGATCATGACACAGTTGGGTGAGGCGCTCAAGAAGCTAAGTCCGACGCAGCAGAACGACGTCTTGACGGAGATGTTCAAGGGGACCGGCGGCACGATTCAGGCCATGCGGTTCTTCGACATCGCCATCCACAACTTTGGCCAGCTTAACAACCTGGTAAAGGAGATGGGTAACAGTAAGGGAGCGTTGCAAGCGGCCTATAACACTATGGCCAACACTCCCGCAATGCAGATCCAACTCCTGAAGAACAACTTCCACGTGTTGATGATCGAGATCGGAAACGTCTTCATTCCGATCCTGAACAAGCTCGTCACGATCTTCACACACGTGTTTAACTGGCTAGGAAAGCTCAACCCCACTATCCTGAAGTGGGGCGCGATCATACTGGCCGTCATATCGATACTGGCGATACTTGTCGGTGTTCTTACTGCCGTAGCAGGTGCTTGGCTGATCCTGTCTACGATCATGGAGGCATCCGAAGTAGGTCTGGCGCCTGTCATCGGTATCATCTTGGCCATCATCGCCGTGATCGCACTACTCGCACTCGGTGGGTACGAGGTCTACAAGCACTGGGGTCCGATCAGCACGTGGTTCCACAACATGTGGTTCGATATGTGGCACTGGATCGATCACGTCTGGCAGATGATCTGGGGTTCGATCGCTGGTGCTTGGGGGAAGATCGAGAACGTCTTCAAGGACATAGAGAACTGGATCTCTGGTAATTTCGACAAGTGGTGGGCGACACACGGCGCAGCCGTTGAGGAAGTCTGGAACACCGTCTGGGGTAACATCAGCACGGTGTTCAGTACAACTTGGGCGATCATCTTCGCTGTCCTGAGAACCTACTTCGGCCTGATAGAGACACTGTTCAAGATAGGCTTCAACTCTCTATTCCTGTCAACCAAGATCTTCTGGTCAGTCATGGAGGGTATATTCAGTGTCGCCTGGGACATCATCATTGCAGGCTGGAAGATCTTCTGGAACGTACTCCTAGCCGTAGTCAAGATCTGGTGGGCACTGATCAAGTTCGTTCTCAGTGTCGCCTGGGATACGTTGGTTGTCATCTTCAGCGTGTTCCTCGACATCTTGTCGGGTCACTGGCACCAGGCATGGGTCGATATCTACAGCTACGGCAAGCAGATCTGGAACTTGATCAAGGCGTTCCTGACTGCTATCTGGCACGCCATTGAGGCTGCTGCTGCAGGGATCTTCGGCGCTATCGAGCAACTGTTCTTCGGCGTTTGGCATTCAATCTACAACACCGCTCACGGTATCTGGCAAAGCATCTGGAGCTACCTGCAGGCCGTTTGGGGAGACATCAAGGGCGGTGCTAAGGGATTCGTCAAGGATCTCGGTGCTATCTGGAGCACGATCGAAGGTGTCTTCAAGGGTCCAGTTGACTGGGTTATCAGGTACGTCTACGACGACGGAATCCGGGCCCTGTGGAACACTGTCGTCAACGCGATAGGCTTGAGCAAGATCGACATGCCGTTCGTGAAGACGTTCTCCACAGGAGGGCGGCTAGGCGGATTCGGTGGCGGCGACAGGATCCCGGCTCTCCTGGAAGCTGGCGAAGCTGTCATCGACAAGCACAGGACTAGGAACTACGCCTGGCTGTTCAAGCTGATGGGTGTTCCTGGGTTCGCAGGTGGTAGCAACGGTCCTATATCTCCTATCACGGCACGTGTCGGACCTGGCGCTAACATCTCTGGGCCAGCACTAGGACCGCTTC